TGCATCAAACATACCTTCACAAAGTATGATTGGTGCATCCCAATTTATGTATAATTCTAAACCTATAACTTCCTTAGATGCTACAGGTGGATTTTTATATTTGCGATCTGATTCTTTATAAGCGCGAGCAACAAAATAATTTAAAATACCATTTGCATCATATGAGGGTATTATTATTCGTCCACCATACGACCCTTCTTTGCAGAAACCAATATTGTATTTTAAAATATCATCTTTAGTTACGTTACGTTTTGTTAAGAATCGTAATGCGTGTTTAGCCTCTATTTGAGTGACTTTATCCGAGTAAATACCGTTTAATGCGATATACTCGGCGGGTAAAGCGAGTGCCTCAGTAGATACAATATCTTCTATATTAGTAGGCTGAATGAGTAGATTTAGGTCATTAAACTTGTCTGGTGTTGCTTTTGCTTGCTTAAATAGGGTACGTATGGTTTTACCTTTAGTATCACACACCCAACAATGCCAAAAGTTTTCCTTTTTAGCTGTAGTGCGTAACGATACTTCTAGTTTATTTTTGTGATGAGCACAAAATGGACACTTAAAAGCATAGTTACCTTTACTCGTCGGTGCACCTTTACCTAAAACAGATTCTACTAATACTAGTAGAGCAGCATTTTCCATAACCTCAAATATAAGATTTTACTCTGCCGAAATCAAATCTTTCCTATAAAATTTACCTAGTATATTATCGTTCATGTATTTGTCATTTTCTAGAACGTTGTACTGAAATAGATATTTGGTTTCCCAATATGTTAATTCTTTTTTATTTCTACATAACATTAATACGTAACGTTTCAATTCGCCCTTTGGTAATGATTTTACCTCAGTATTAGAACCATAGTAAGTTTTCCAATCGCTTTCTTTAACCACTGTTTTTTTAGATGGTCTTTTACCTCTAGTAATAGGAATTTCAGCTAATTCTTTCTTACCTAATTTTTTATTAGTAGTGTGTTGAAATGCTTTTTTACCAATGTATGTACGTCCTGTTTTACTATGAACTGTCATATAGACATAACCATAATATTCATTAATATCAAACGTAGAATTGTTAATCATATCCTCCACCTCAGTAGCAGGACCTAAAACTTGAAACATAACTATTATTTTATTTTAAACTTTTATTTTATCAATATCAAACTCATACCATTTTTTATCAGTTGGATTAAAACGATAAAATTCAAAATTCTTTATATCTCTATATTCTGGTTTTAGTACTCCAATATTATGAGATTGTTTAAGTGTATCTGTATTACCACCATTAATGTTAGGTTGAAAAGCATCGTCTGGTAGGTCTGTAGTTACTAACCATTTAATAGGATATCTTTCAGTAGGTTCAGAAATATATAACTCGCCTTTTTGCATATAAGCACTAGTTTTATTATCTTTACTTAAATAAAATTTTTTACCTTTAGTATGTTCAGTACCATATACAAAGGAAGATAAATCTTCATATTTACCAATCCACTTACGTTTTTTTTTAATATCTTCAATAATTCCATCATGCCTACTAACGTGAGTCCAAATATTAGAACTGTTACTATATACTCTACCTGTATATGCTTCTTGAGGAATTTCTAAATCCTCAATTACTTCTTTTAATATATCAACTAATTTAATCACTATGTATCATACTTAATTACAAATGTCATATCAGTATAAGGTGACATTAATATTGGTTTACCAAATTTAGCTACAGCTAATAATTCATTATTATTGTTGTATAATCCTATTGTTGTAGCATAAGGTGTAAAAAACGATCCTGATGGTAAAGCTGAACCAGTAGCAAAATTCTTTAATGATCCACTTTGATAATTATTTACTAAAGTAGGATTATAAGATAAATTAAATTCTGTATTTTGAATAACACATCTTACTTCGTTTTCATAAACGAAATGTTCATTTTTAAATGATAATCGAAAGAGTCCTGTATGTGTTACTGGCATGGTTTAAAAATTATTATACAGGTCTTCTACTACCTAAGAATGTATTAACTAAATAAGTATTACCACTAGTTGCTGTTGTATTAACTGTTCGTTTAGGAGTATTTAAAAGTGTTTCAACATATGGAGTAGCGGCATCTGGTGTTCCATTAACGTATAAATTTAATTGGGCAACATCTGTAGCAAACTGTCTATTTTGTAATATAGTTTGAACAAAGAATTGAACTCCACTAGGTATGAAAACAGTTGTAGATGTACCTGTTGAAGATAAGGTACCAAGAAGTTGAGTCGTATCGGCTCTATATATTTGAGTAACACCAGAGTTTCCAGAGTCAATTGTTAATGTTACAGTAATACCTACTAATGGAGTAGATGGTGTTATAGTTTGTGTAGGTGTAACATTTGGTGTAGAAGAAGGTGTTGATGCTGGTGTACTTGCAGGTGTACCTGTAGGTGTGACTGTTTGTGTTGGTGTTGGTGTTGCATTAAACGTAGACGATGGCGTAACTGTTGGTGTTTGAGTTGGTGTATTTGATGGAGATGGGGTAATAACTATATCAATATCTTTTTGATAAGAACTACATGCTGGGTTGATATTTCTAAGGGTAACAGTTTTAGTGGTTTCGGGCACTGTAATGAATATAGTTGAGTATAATTCATTTAAGGTTAAAGGACCTTCGCGGAATATAAGAGTATTATTTGTATCACGATAATACAAATTATAAGGACCCGGACCCGTTCCTGTTAACATTCTCACATATGCATCAATATCTGCCAATTGTATATATTTTTATATAAATATTTAATTTTCACGTCTTTCTTCAGCCTTATAGAATTCAAACCTATTGTGTTCTGTTGGAGTAGCCAACAATATACCCGGATAAATATTACTTTTTAATGTTTCTTGATAGATATAGCTCATCCATGTTTGTTCATAAGGATACGCCCAGGTTGTATTAATAAATAATTTTTTATTTCCCTCACGAGATACTACTTGAGGCCAATTACAGTAATAAATCTCACCAGTAGCATAAGGTACATTCATATAAGACTTTATATGCTTATAATTAGTAAAAGGTGATGCATCTTGGTTTGATGTATCTTTAATAGGCTTTTCAGGGAATAGTTCAGCACGGGTGCTAGCGGGAACATTATGCCAAGCCCATTGTTTTGTATTATCCCCATAGAATTCACTAAAATTCCATTTTAAAAAATCAAAATTTTCATTCCACGTTATTTGTAACATAATATTATAAAAATCTTTAATTTTTCGTCTAAAGCCATTTTTACAAAATTCGTCATTTCCTAAATAAAAGAACATATCATCTTCAAAAAAGAAGTGATAATCAAAATTATTTTTATTAGCATGTTCTGCTATAAACTGTCTACCACCACAAATACCTAAATTGTCTTTTTTAATTTCTTCAAATCCATATTTATCACACAATATTGAATAGGCAATATCAGTATCTCTATCTAATGAATTATTTAATAAAAATTTCTTAGGTTTAGTTAAAAAATTATTATCATATTCTTTAAAAGATATACAAAGTTTTTCAAATTGATCTGGTGAATTGTATGTTATAACATATAAAGCAACATTATTAATATTGTGTTGATTTATTTCAATCTTATTAGATTGTATTTTTGCTTGTATATTGTTATTTTTTAAATTTTCAAAAAATCTAAATAACAAACCATCCATTTCAATATCATAATATTGGAAAAGTTCTGGGTGTTTATAAAGTAGAATGGTAAATAATGATTCTTCAGTACCCATATACCCAGCAGATAGAGTATCTGCTAAAATTGAATAGTACATTTCATTTATTTTACCAATAATTCCTTTTGGTCCACCGAATATCCCTCCTCTACAAACTTTATCCACTTCATCACCAGCATAACGGCACATAGAACTATAAGTAAATCCATGTATTTCAACTTTACCATCATATGGAAAAGCTACAAAACTAAATTTATTAAAATGTTCGTCTAATTTATCTAAAACTTTATCACTCCAAAAATACCCTTCATTTACAGTATTTGTTAAAGCACCGTCAACCCAAACTAAATGTGTTGAATTAAAAGGATCTACAATAGCAGCATCATTAAGCAAAAACATTTTAGACATCACAATTGGATTGTACATTTCAAGTTTTGCTTGAGTGCTTTCAGGTAACCATGAAGGTGATTGATTATACCATTCAGGTTTAGTTCTTATTTCTTGAATTTTATTAAATATAAATTCATTTGATTTAAACCAATCTAATTCTCTAACTAGAACAACAGTGTTAGATTTATCTCGTCTTTCCCATACCCAATCTTCATATTGACTTTCAATAAAGATTATAAAATTGGTTGGGGTCTTTAATAACTTTTCTAAATTATTAAGATAATGTTGAAATGATCTTGACCATCCTTCAGATAAAGAATCCCTTTTAATATCCCAAATTCCCGTAACTACTGTAACAGACATAATTTTAGTTTTTTTTCTTACATACCCAAACTACTTTATCAAACATGTTTTTATGAAATGTAACAAGATTATTTTTTATACATGCTTCTTCAATATCAGCATCCGAAATTTCATGCCAATTCCAAATATTTAAATTTATTTTTTCTTCAAATACCTGGTGGTTTTCAGCATAGTCATGAGCCATGATATAATCTCCAGATTTTACAAACCCAGATAGTAGGTTAAATTCTTTAATTTTATCTCCACCATCACAAAGTACTAAGGTTGTTCCTTCATTACCAATAAAGTTTTGTATTTCTTCTTTAACTTCACTATAATTGTTTAAAAATATATCTTCAACCCTAACATCAATACCTTGTTGTCTCATAACATTATAAGATTCTCCTCTGTCACAAGTGTCATAAGATAATATTTTACAATCAATTTCTAACTTTTTGCAAGCATAGTTTAAAAAAGAAGTAAATCCACCTAAAGCAGTACCTATTTCTAGAATACGTTTAGGTTTAATTTCATCTAAAAAATAATAAAATGCTTCAAAAGCATTATGGTTTTGTTGAGCAGCCCACTCATTATCGTATATTGATAGACTGTCATTTTCTGCTAGATTACTGTATTTTGTAATCTTTTTTTCATATGGTATCATTATAATATATTTCTTCTAGTAATTTATAAAAAGATTTATTAGTAGTCAAATATTCATCAACGTCTCTTCCACCAATGTGTTCAGATTTAGTATTATTTTCGTGAGTCCATATATCAAACCATTTAGTAGTAAATAAATCTTTATGGTTATAATACAGAATAGTTAATATATTTTCTTCATACCACATTTCTCCACAATTATCTGCTGTTCTAATTGAGTAATCATAACACATGTTATAAAAATTTTCAATTAGTGATGATTTACCACCAAAAAAGCCTCCTATAACGTGCCACTTATAATCATACTGTTCATTAAACATTTGAAGAGGTTCTTGAGACCAAGCATTTGTTAGATTATCCTTAATAACTAAAAATATTTTATCATCTGATATATTAGCTAAGTTATTTATAAAAGAATTAGTAAAAATATCTGAATAGTAGTAGTCTGGTAATAACCATCTTTCACCTCTACATTCTAACCATTTATCTGGTATTAGAGCTACATGAGATAATCCAGCATCAAACCAATAAACATAATCACAATCTTTAGATTGTTGATATAACCAATGGAATTTTAAATATTGTATTTCAACACATCTATCTGATGCTTTGGATTCTTCGTAGTTTTTATATTTTTGAATTAAAGGTTGAAAGGGTGAATCAGTAAGAGAATGAGATATAATTTCTAAATCAGGATACTCTTTAAATTCTTCTTTTAGATCATTATATTCTTCTGGGGATGTGTATAAAATAAAATGGGCATTATTCATTTTCATTAATGAATGCATCGAAAATATATAATGCTCATTCCTATTAAGTCTTCCTCCATATCCAGAACCATACAAATTATTATATATGGCTGTAACTATCTTAATTTTCATTTAAAATACTTTTATAGTTAATATCATTGTTATTTCTAATTTTAATAACATTATCTTGTTCCATATATGATGTAGGTAATTTTATTGGTGTATAAACATTCCAATTATATGATTGGGTAAGAAAATTATTATAAAAGCCACCTGAAACATCTGATTGATTATTTAATTGACAACAGAGTGGTAAGATGGTACTATAACTTTGATATTTTGGGTAAATGTGTTCAGATAAAAATTCATCAATAGCATATAATGGATTATACTTATAAATCTCATCGTACATATCTTTTGTATAAACCATAAACCCTGTACCAAATATGCCTCGATGAATACTTTCATCTTTAGGTGGAAGGTGTGTAAGATCTAATAATAAGTTTGATATACTTGAAATATTTAAAGGTCTATGAATAGACATATTTAAATTTAAGACTTTATAGTCAATTGTTTTTAAAATATTTTCTAAATCAGCTAATAAAGATTTAGCGTAAGGCATAAAAAATATATCATCTTCCATAACAATAACTTTATCTAAATTTTGTTCTTTTGCCTTTTTAATTATTTCAATATGGGATAAAGCACAACCTTCATGAGAGTCTCTTTCAATTCCCTCAAAAACCTCAAAATTAAATTCCATATAATTCATTTCTTTTATTATATGTTCTAATCTATTAGGTCTTTTTTTTAAATTTATTATATATTTTTTAGTATTACTGAGCATTTATAAATTGTCTTTTAATTGCCAGTTTTCAAATTTAAATTCAAACTTGTATGTTAAAAAATGAGTAAGACTAAGAGCCTCAGTTATTTTATTATATCTTTCTTTCCAATTATCTACCGAATTTTCATGAAATTGAATTTGAATATTTTTAAATTTTGTTAATATTCCTTTATTTATCATATATTCTAATAAATAATATTCGGCACCCTCAATATTCATTTTTAATAAATCTATTTCATATATGTTTTCATCAGCCATATAACTATCAATAGGAACCATTTCAGCACATGAATTTTCATTTTTAACCTGTCCCCATGCCATATAAATTGATGAAGCATCTCCAGCGACATAAAAATTCACAGTATCATTTTTATCACCTAAAACTTTACGATAGAGTTTTACTTTATTTAAATCCTTTAATTCCTGATGGCAGATATCATATAGATAATCTATTGGTTCAAATGTATGTATATTACATTTGTATCTATTATATATTTGTTTAGAAAAAAGGCCATGATAACCCCCTAAATCAAATACTATTGAGTCTTGATTTAAGGAATAATTATATCTTAAATCTTCATCCCACCAGTCTTCTTTAACACCAAATCTTGTTCTGTCCATAATCTTTTTTTATTTATAATTATAAGTTTCCTTCTATTTTATCACACCATCCTTGAGATGTAGAATAAGGCCATACCACCCATTTTACTGGTTTTTGGTGGGTTGGAAATTCTCTCCATACTTTTCCATAACCATCAGGATCGTTTTTGATCTTTTTTATCTCATCAGATTGGGCATCTTGTCTATAAATGGTTTCTCCTTGTTCATTTTCAAAAGCAACACACCAAAAATCGTAATCATCTAAAGGTACTTTTTTATAATCAATATCAATACAATGTTTAAATATTGATAAAAATGAAATTTCATAATCAAGAGGAGATACAATAACTGGGTTAGGTGCTATGTTATTATCCCTAGTGTATTGTTGAACTGATCTATCTCTAAATCTAATACCGGCATATGCTTCATATTGGAATAAGGTTCGTTCAGTACCAAAATCATAAGGTCCAAATTCAATATCACATCTACATTCTCCATCTACAGCAAATAAAGCTCTATTACGTTTGTGACAATGGCTATTTCTATTCCCCCACTCTTTATCATCATCCCATTGTTTAGTTCTACCTTTACGAGTGTATTCGTGCCAAGCAATTACTTTATGAGGATGAAATAAATCATAACCCCAAGTATATGAACGAACAGCTAATGAAATTTCCTCACCGTGGAAATAATATTCAGGATCATACGGTACTTCAGTACACCATTGTCCTAAAGTAAAAATAAAGTGAGCTGATAGGAATCTAGATGGTATAGGTGATTTTAATTTTTTCCAATTAGGTATAGTTGCAGGTAGAAAAAATATAGCTCCCTCAGGAATAAATCTATCAAAAGTCATCCACCAAGGTTCCATAACACGTCCTTCAGGATCATTGTCTGGGTCGAATGAAGGAATATAAGAGGTTAGTAATGGTTTTTTATGTCCTTTCTTTTGTAGTTGCTTAATCATCTTGATACACTCAGTATCCCACCCTTCAATAAAGCGGTGGTGTGAGTCTAATTGTAAATAAAATTCTTCACCATTATAATGTTGATGACATTGGTTGCGAGCCCAACATGCACCTTTAGAATCACTATGGGTGATGTCGATAATTCTAAAACGAGTATCATCCTTAAATTCATCTAAATTATCCCAAGCATCTTCTTCAGCATGTTGCCATGCAATACCAAATACTAAATTTTCAGGATGATCTGCATTTTTAATGCAATCGTGTATTGTAGGCAATAATTGTGGGTCTCTATAGGATGCTATAGAAATATAAATCTTACTCATAACTATAATATAACTAATTTTTATTTAATATCCAAATACTTCTAAATTATACTTCATTAACTTGTGCAGCAATTGCTCCATTTGCTGTAGGGTAATAAGGACCATAATAATTACTTGAAGGAGATCCAGGGTTATATTGAGTATCACAGTTTCCATATATTAATGTACCTTGTGGATTTTCAACATATAAACAAGCTTCAGATCCTATAAAAGTATTAGCGTATGCATAAGTATTCACATTTATATAATCACCTGGTGATATGTTAAATGAATTACTATTATTTGCTCCATTTTCATATACTACTTGAGTACCATTTACTAAAATCTGTAAATACCCACCATTACCATTGTTATTAACCCAACTCCATTGTATGTTATATGTAGTAGGACATGATGCACAATTTCCATAATTAGTTCCAAATTGTGCATCATCATCTAAACCAGTATTCCATCCGGCAATTACTTCCCAACAATTATAACCATTCATGGTTCCTAAGTATGTAGGTGCATATACTTTATATACCCCACCAACAACAGGTGTAACGTCTGTTGGCCTCATTATATGGGTTGTTCCACCACCGATACATTGCCTGATTTCGTAGTATAAGTAGCTAGGTGTACTTGTAACAGCAGGTGTACTTGTTACTGCAGGAGTAGATGCAGGTGTTGATGCAGGAGTAGATGCAGGTGTTGATGCAGGTGTTGATGCCGGTGTTGATGCAGGAGTACCTGTTTGTGAAGGTGTAACTGCAGGTGTTGATGATGGTGTTACTGCAGGAGTGCCTGTGTTTGAAGGTGTAACAGGTGGGGTTGATGATGGTGTAACTGCAGGAGTAGATGTATTTGAAGGTGTAACGGCAGGAGTAGCTGTATTTGATGGTGTTACTGGTGGTGTATTTGACGGTGTTATTGCAGGAGTGCCTGTTTGTGTACGTGTAACAGGTGGTGTATTTGACGGTGTTACTGCAGGAGTAGCTGTTTGTGTACGTGTAACAGGTGGTGTATTTGACGGCGTTACTGCAGGAGTACCTGTTTGGGAAGGTGTGACTGCAGGAGTACCTGTTTGTGTACGTGTTATAGTTTGTGTTGGTGTTTGGGTTTGTGTTATTGTATTAGTTGGTGTTTGAGTAATTGTATTAGTTGGTGTTAAAGTATTAGTTATTGTTTGGGTTGGTGTTAAAGTATTAGTTATTGTTTGAGTAATTGTTTGAGTAATTGTTTGAGTAATTGTATTAGTTGGTGTCTGAGTAAGAGTTGAAGTTATAGTTGGTGTAACTGTAGAAGTATTTGTTACTGTTGGTGTAGGTGTTGGTGGAATAAATACTACTTCATAACTAAAATCACAATCTGCTGGTTGTACATTAAATCTAATTAAAGTTTTATTACTTTTAATAATAGCATTTCCACAATCACTAGTTATTGATGAGCTTACTGTATAATAAGCTTCATAAATACCTTCAGAAAAAAACTTAATATTGTCTGTAGTTACAGTTCCTTCTGTAATGGCTGATCTAGAACTTATAGAAGTAGTTGCATACATTCTAGGTACATTATTTCCATTTAATTCTATAATATGTAATTGCTCAATACTACCTGATATTATTGCGGAGCCTGTAAGTATAGTTCCAGATCGAGCTATATCATTAGCTAATACACTTGCACTTCCCGTTTTAGAATAATCACTTGCCTTAACATTAATGATATCAGCAACAGCTAATGGAGGTAATGGAAAAATTCCTTGGTAATCTTGATTAGTTATTACTGCTAGTCCTTGTGGATAAAATATATTACCAACATGAATACTTCCAGTATTAAATAAATTACCATTACCATCATCTGTTATATAGTAAGCGGATGATGATAATAAGAAATTGTATGGTAAAAGTTTACTACCATATATATCTTGATTAACAGCTAATACACGAATACCTGCATTAGAGGCCGTTGGAAAATTTAAAATTATGTTTGGATTTTCATCATAAACAAAGTATGATGCTGTGGCATAGTTTTGAGAGGCAGATTCATATAGAAATGAATTAGCAAGAGAAGATGTATCTAAAAAAGAACCACTAAAAGAGTGGTAAAATAAATGATTAATTTGATCATAAACTAAACGTTCATATTGGCCTTCAGTTACAGGATCCATTGTAAAGTCAAAAGTGCCTGTTACATTAGTTCCTTTATAAATAGTTACATATTCGTCAGAAGAAGGATATATACAAAAAGGTATATCCCATTGCTTATTAGCTGCATAAGCAACATGCGTAACGTCTGATTTGTTTAGTTGTTTGAATGATGACATACATGATTAGTAATCTAACTTCACTCTGATTAATGCCTCTTTAGTAAAATCTTTTACTAATGGTTTTGATAATTTAGCTACTGCTAATAATTCGCTATTGTCATTGTACATACCTACTGTTGTAATGTATGTTTGTGGATTGTTAATCAATGTTGTATATAATAAATTACCATTTTCATCTATTACAGATGGGTTTGTAGTATAATTATATTCACTATTTTTAATACGTGTAAAGAAATAACGTGCTGATATAGTTTCAGATGATTTCATTTGAAAATTAGAACCAGAAACTAATGCTCTCCAAATATTTAAGTTATTATAAACTGTTGAAGTTGAAGTACTATAAGAAATACCTGGTGTTAAACTTCCTGTTAATGCATTAGCATCTAAAACAATAATATCTAAATCTGGGAAGAATAAACCATAATATTTGGTTGGAGTTCCTGATGTGAAATAAGAACCATTACTTCCGCTAATAATATTATAATATCTATTTTCACCTACAAAACGAGTTAAGTTTGTAGTACCACTATCATCTGTGTAAACAAAGGATCCACTTCTTCCTGCTAAAGTCATATTTAGAGAACCAGGTAATAAAGATTCTTTATAACGAGCTCTAGAAATATTAATAACATAAATAGCATTTGATGTAGTTGAACCACCATCGAAGCTAAAGTTTGTTGTTTCAGTACCGTAAACTAAATTTCTATATTGACCATATACAACGCGAGATGGTGAGTAACCAACTACAGCACTATTGATAGGAGCTGAACCTGATCCACTTACTTGTCCAAATTGTAAACTAAACTGAACTGAAGCTGATGTTGAAGTGTTAAAATTACTATCAAAAACATCTACATAGTATTCTGTATAAGTACTAGATGTAAAAAATGTATTTAAGGTGTAGTTATCTCCACTCCATAAACCACGCACTACTGTTTCGGCGCTTACTACTGAATCTTCTGTATTGTATCTTGTAAATGACATTGTTTATATTATTTTAAACTGTGGCTACTTTTTGGATGTTTAAAGGTATAGTAATTCTAGCACCACTATCTCTACCAATAACGGTAAGTGTAGTTGTTAAGGTAGACAAACTAGATCCAAATAAAGTATTAATTGTAGTACCTGTTATTGTAAATGAAGTACCAATTTGGCTTGATGACAATACAGCACCTGAAGTTGTATTCAAACCTGTAATTCCTGGTGTTGTTACTGCGATACCTGTTCCTGCAAATGAGGATAATAATCTTGAATCAGAAACAGTTACAATATATCCATTTGCTTCAAATGTACTTGTAGCACCTAAATAGTTAAGTGTTTGTGGAGTTATTGTTAATGAAGCACCTTGACGTAAAGTAATGCTAGTATAACCAACATTTATTACTGGCAAACGTGATGTACCACGAGGTAAAGTTACTAACTTATAACGCATTATTTGCGAATCGTCTGGATATGCTTCAATTACAGGCATATTTTCAATTGCTTCACCATAGTAAGCAGATCCTGATGGGTGATTTGGATTATATAAGGTATAATCAATCTCATCATCAGCTAGTGAAAATTGTGTAATTTGAAATGAACCATCATTACGAGCCAATAATTCACGGCCCTTAGTGGTTAATATTGCATCTACTGTTACAAATGTAGGATTTAAAATTGCCATAGTTCTTTATGTTGTATATACTATAAATATATTAAAGTATTGATTTTTAAACGGTATTTATTGTTATTCCTTGGTTAGTTGATAATATTTTTGTTTTGACCTGTCTAGTTATTGTATCAATATTTTTTAATACGTCTGGTGATAAATTGTCAGGTATTACAAATCCATATGATGTAGTACCATCTTCTTTATCAAAAGCCAAATTAATATTAGTCTCATCTGGTATTTTGGATAATAGTAGTAGTTTATTTATTGTACTACTAGTATAAGAAGATACCGATAAAGTACTTACTAAATTAGGTGATACTTTAATAGCAAACACCGAACCGTTCGGAATAATACCAGCTGTTACTACATTAAGTTCTTGTACTTGAGTATTATTATTATAATAAAGAAGAATCACATCTCCAACCTTAGGTGAAAAAGTATAATCTACATTACCATATGTTGTATGCAAGTCAGCAGAACTAGTTTGAGATAAATATAAATAATCTTTAAAACTAGATAAGCTTTCGTTTAAAAATAATGTATCAGTACCATTGGAAGATGATATAAAAGGAGCAGCAGAGCTAGTAGCAAACGGATTTATACCGGTAGTTGCTGTTGATATTGAATTTCTTAATCCTGTATATGGAGTTAGGTCCCCGGTGTTAAGTAAAGATGCTGTATAAGATCCTGTAGATACTGATTGTAATAGTCTAAAAAATATTTTGTCTCCAGGGTTAAAGTTAGTATAAGAACTAGTTACATTAAAATCAAGTACTGAGGATAAATTTCCTAAAGATGATGTGAATGTTTTTGTTTGAGAAGCTAACGTTGTACTTCCTGAAACTATACTAAAAACATAGGAAGCACTTTGTGGGAAAGAACCAAACTGAATATTAACACCAAAGTTTGCTGAAAAGTCCATAGTAATATTCTGTGATGCTGAATAAAAAGGGAAACTTCCAGTAACACCTAAATTATAGTAAGCACGGCCCTCAAACGTACCATCAATATTATTAAAGGCGTTATATACAAACCCACCACTAGGAGCATATTGATTAGTTGGTCCCCCATTTATAAATCCATTATTATTATTACTACGGAATAAAATTGAAGTACCTACTCCAACATATCTAAAATATAATTTTTGATCAGATCCACTATAATACAATGTTGGATAATACGAATATCCACTATCAAATACTGATTTAGGACCATCTGTTTTTTTCTGATCTCCATATTGTTGATTATCAAATAAAGCAACAGTAGGTATAGAACCTAATTTGAATATATTTTGAACTTCAGACCAATTACTATCTATACTTGAAGTAGGTGTTTGACTTAATTCAGTTAAACTACCACTTTCATCTACTAGATATTTTAGAGCAACTAAGTTACGACTATCAAAGAATGAACTACTTACAACTTGAGTAAATAAACCAAATTTTCTAACATATCTATCAATTGCTGCTGTTTTACCATATGATTTATCTCCATTAGTGTATGTATTGTATTTAACACTGTATGTTTTAGAGCCACTATAACGTGGTAGTATATATGAAGATAATGATAAATAAGAATCTTGTAATGAAGCTGTTACTAATAATGGATATGATCCACTTCCAATCATTTGAGAACTACCTGATATTTCTAATGTTTTTCTTGATGTTGAATATAAACTAGTAGATACATTATTTAACATTACGTTAAAATCGGAATGTATAAAGTCATTATAATCAGGCATTTTTGGTTTTGCATTACCTGATAACGTACCATAAGTACCTACTGTATATAACAACCCTGAAGATGATATACTTGAAGATATATTTTGTAATGAACTACTATAAGGTGCTAAAGATCTACTAAAATTTAAAGCAACAGAAATATTTTGGATTGTGTTTGCAGTTGTTGAACCTGTTGGTACATATATTATATTAGATGTATTAGTTAAATTAGAAGCTGTTACTACAAATGTTATATTGTTTATGCTAAGAGATTGTGTAGATGCTGAAGAAGTAAATGAAGAAGTTACTTCTGGGATGAAAATATTAGCTAGGCTAGCACTAGTTTCATATATAAATTTATACCCAAATACAGGGAAAGGATTTGATGATGAAACTTGTGGTTGAAAAGCATTTGATGAAGTATATTGTAAATTACCTAAATATGGGTTTTTATTACTTGCTATAAAATAATCATCATATATATTAATTTCAGATCCAGGAATTTCTCCATTTATATAAGATACTTTACTTCCAGATAAATCATAATAAAAAGGATCATATACAGATTCAAAAATAGGAGCAACAATACTACCATCTTTTTCTATTTCATTACTAGCATTAGGTTGTGCATAAGACCATTTATTTCTCTCTAAAACAGGAGAATTAATAGTAACACCTGTTGAAAGACTAGTTCTTGCAGGAACATAATCTTCTAACATTTTAAACATTGAATTATCAAAAAACTGGATTAAACGAATAAACCCATTATAGTCTAAAAGTGAACCTGTAAATCCAGCATATGAGCCAGTACCATTAACAAAATAAATTTTTCGTTGATTGTCTAAATCACTATAAGACCCACTATACAATTGTTGAGGATTACCAATATAATTATCTATTGACCAATTAGTATTAACAGAAGCAATAGATTTAGAAACATAAGTATCTAATTGCGTTTGTGGAGAGAAAGATATATCAACATAATGTTGATCTGCTGTTCTAAAATTAGATGAAGCCGTTGTATACTGTAAAATACTTGTATAAGGTGATAATACACTTCCAAAAGTACCAGCTATACTTGCAGTAACATTATTAATAATTCTAACTTTATCGTTATTATATCCTGCTAATAACCCTTTTGTAGTTGAACCACCATATTCCTTTATATTTAATACACTGCTAGTAATAATACTACCTGTTGGAGTATAGTAAGAAGAACTAAATGAACCTGAAATTACAGTGTAAGAGTCTTGGTTTGGTATACCAAATGTAGATAATAATGTTCTTAAACCAGCAACTGTACCTTTACGTTGTAATAATAGAGGTAAATTATGGTAAATACGTTTGTATGATTCTGCTAAAATGTCTTTTTTAGATATGTTATTTATATAACTACCTGTAGCAGAAAAATCAGTTAAATAACTATTATATGAAGCGCTACCTGTATTAGCACCTAACAAGTAATCAGCTATACTTTGATTACCAAAGCTATTAAATACACTTACTCCTAAAGATTGTAACATATTGTATACAAGATCTTTAGAAATACCAATTTCTAAATTATTATTAGCTAAATTTATTTCTGGGATTGTTTTAATATAAATCCAAATATTATCAAAAAACTGACCCATCATATTTAAGAAGGTCACATAGTTTGCATTATCTGGATTATCTACTACATAACCTGGTACTGAATATTTAAAATAATCAACATTATTTAAGTCATAATCTTCAGCATTTAGGGAAGATGATGCATACCAAATTCCAACGGTTGATGATGTTGTGTTTAATAAGACATATGGTTTATAGCTACCTGATTTAGGAAAAGGAGTTATCCCATATTGAGTTGTTGAAACTAGACTACCTGATTCAAAATATAAATAATTTTCAAACCCATCAAAATTTGAAATAATACTATTAATACTAGAAGATAATGTGTTTATTTCTGATTGTAAACTACTAGAAAAGCTACCTGAGAAGCTACCACTTATTAAATTGTAAGTTGGATATTGAGATATAAGATTATTATAATTTTCAATTTGTTGAATCTTAGTATAAAAATTATATACACGTGATAAAGCAGATCCAAATGTTACAAAACTACTAAATCCACTTTCACCACTCCCATTACCACCATAATTTATATTAATATCAATACTTTGAGAATTATTTAGTTTAAATAATCCTTCTTGATCATTTGCAAACTGATTTTCATAAGGCCCATCAGTTGAATTTAAGCCAAATCTTGATAAATTACTAAAATTAGGTCCTCTCAATGTGCTACCTGTTGGTGCAGATAATATAGCATCAAGATTAATATCAAAAACATATGGTGTTGAAATTTCTTCTATAACCCATAATGATGATTTTTCAGTAATAGAATCATCTAAAGTATTATATAATTTAAATAATATTTCATACCCAGTATCAACTTTATTTAAAACAATATTAGTAACAAGTTCTTGTATATTATTACCAAAATTCAAAAGGAACGGATCAAAAATAGATGATGTAGTGTAAGATTCAATTAAAGCAAGAGAACCTGTTTCAATCTGATCATTAGTTAAAACAACAGATCCAACTCTAATTTCTGTTCTATCCGGAGATATTTCTTTAATAAATAATTCAGCTGATGGATAACTTGAAATTTTATTTCTGAATATATTATATTGAACTTTAAATTCACCTGATGAATAACCTAAATTTTGTAAGTCTTGTACAGGATCAATTTCAATAATAGGATATGTAGAAGATGTAGTTGATAAATTAGATACACTACCTACTTGAGCACCTGTAGCAGTTTGGTTTGTTGTATTTAGATCAGGGGTTGTTCCTGGATTTAGAGATTCATTTGTAGGTAATTTATAGCTACGATAATTGTAGTTATCTTCTAAGGGATTACTTGTAATATCATAAACATAATATTCTATATAATCATTAAAAGGGTCAAAATTCTTTTTAATATTTAAAGAAGTAATTAACCTTAAGTCATCTGTTTCATAGCGTGAAACTTGACTTGTACTTAGAATACTACCTACTATTTTAATATTATCTGCCATTATCTTATTGCTGTTGAGAATACTGTTTTGCAGCGTTCACTGTGGTTTGTATTTCTACTAATTGTTGTCTTAATGAAGTAATTTCATCTAATAATGCTTGAATATCTGTATCATCTATTCTTACTCCTAAAGTACCTGCTATTCTTTCTAATAATTGTCTTAAAATATCTTCTGATAGGAAAGGATATAAAGAATCAAGTAGTGCTAAAAAATCTTCTATTGTAAAAGATGGTGTAGCGGCGTCCTGTGCGCCTATTTGGCTAGCAGGAGGTAATTGAGAAAATTGTCTATTAATTACTTTATCAAAAGCATCTTTATCAAATACTGTTTTCTCTAATAGTATACGAGACATTATCTTATAACTTTAAAATAGTAATTATTATCAGATATAACTGTTTCACCATTAGTCAACACAGTTTTAAACAATAATTTGTAATAACGTTCAGGTTCTAATCCATTCATATAAACATCAAAATAACTACCACTAGCATCATAGCTAATTTTAGTATAGTTTGTGTCGTAATCTACGACAATTTCCTCGGTATCCAAGTCCTTTATTGACCAATATGAAGAAGTAGGTAAAGCTTTATTATCTAAATAAAGTGAAGTTGTTTGAAACCTTCTTGCTGGAAATTGATCTCTAATATTTACTCTAAAGCGTTGTACTGAGTCTTGTTGGTATTCACTTTTATTATTACCTAAGGTAGCTGTAAATAAACTTGAACTAACTATAGCTATTGAACCTGTATATTTTGCATCATTCCATCTTATCTCCAAACATGGAGGATAAATTGTATGAGTATTATTTGAAAAATATTTTGTTTCGAATTTAGATTGAGATGTAAATTCTATAGATGAGCTATGTTTTAAAATGAAACCATAGTTACCTATAACATTAGTATATGAAGCACTAATAGCATTAGATACTTTTAATTCAATATCTTTAGATGTAGAATTAGTAAAAGATTGAGAGGCAGCATATTGAGACCCAGTATACCATAAACCACCACCTACAGTTGCACTGCTACTGCTTATATAAGAACCTGTTGTTCCGTTAGGAAAAGAACCATTAGTAAACCAAACACTACCACTATCTTGATCTTTATACTTCCAACTTACACCATCAGCAGTATTAGGTACATTGCCTAATCTACCAGTACCCATATTCCAATCAGCTGCTAGTGGGTGTGAATATAAAGTATAGTTTAAAGGTATGGATGAGGCGTTAGCTAAATATAACTTTAAATAAGCATCAAAACTACCAGTACCTACTTTATTAGCGATTATATCGCTGATTTGAGCAGAAGGGAATTTAATAACGGTACGTGATACTTCATCAGTACCATTAATAGAATAATAAGTGCTAATCTCTAATATTTCATCTAGCCCTGTATTAATAGTAGGGTAAAATGAATATAGAGTAGCACTCTTTTCAGGGAATATTTTGTAGATTGCCATAGTTAGTAATTACTACATATAAATATGTTAACTACCAAACTATTTTACGCTAATAATGCGTAATATTCTTTAAAGTGTTTAATACGATCCGGTAAACCTATCGTACCACCATTAACACGTTTAGTAATAGATGTAACAACTGCATCAGTTGCACCACCATCCGCCATAGTATGTAATTTGTTTTTATTAAAGAACCAAGCAGCTGATAGTAATGCATATTTCTCTGCTACCCATGTTGGGTTAGCAGCAATATCTTCATTTATTGATTTACCAAATGCTGTATAATTATCTTTACCAGTTAATTGAATATAACCACGACCACAAAACTTAGCACCGTCACCACTTGCCTCATCACCATTACCCATTCTAGATGAGTAAACTTTATTAGCAATTTTTTCAGGTTTGCGTTCGTATTGTTTAGCTAATATTTCTGTTGGAAAATATTTTTTAAAAATACCCATTAATCCTTTAGCGCTATAATTTAAATTTTCTTTAGTTAATCTAAAACCACCTGATTCATGGCCACATTGAGCTAAAAAATGTGCTAAACGTAAAGGAGTATTAATTTCAAATTTACTCATAACTCCTGGAATTTGAGCAATTACGTTGTCTGGGATGTGTCCTTTTAATTTATCTAGATTCATATTTTAATTTTTAATAAGTTACAACTCTACCTTGAATATCTGTATCAGGATATCTTACTTCAAAAATTGAAGGATCTGCTGATGGATATATATTTCCATTTCTAGTAGCTCCTGCTATATCGTATCCTAAAGTAGAATAAGTATTTCCTGTAATATCTTGTTTATTTATTATTTCTAGTTTAACTACAGATTGAACACCTTTTGTTTGTAAAAGAGTAATCATAATTTCTGATAGAATAATTGGTTGATTTATTTGCCAATTATCTGTATTAAAATAATTTTTTAAAGCAGTAGAACAATCTTGTAATACAAGTTGATTGTTAAAACCACCTACTATAGTAATATCAAAATTAATTCCTATATTAATGTAAAAAGCATCTTTAATATTAATAGCATCAGTTACCATTCTATATTCATTCAAATAAGTAGCTAAATTTTGTTTTAATGTTGTTGTAGCTGCTATTAAATTTTTATTTAAATTGTAAGCTAAAACATACATATCTAATGCTAGTGGATTAGATACTGCTGTTGGAGCGGTTGTAGATTGAGGATTAACACTTAAGTCTTGACTAACATACACTTTAGATATACTACCATAATCTGAAGGCAGTGATAATGCTCTTACAATATAATCATTTTTAGTTACAGCACGTAGTTGAGATGAATGAGCATATAAAGCATTATTTCTAATTTCTTCAATTTCATCAGCACTTCTACCTCCTGAAGATGGAGTTGGGTTTGTTGATACTACACTATTTTTAATTGTGTTGTCTGTAATTCCCGATTTAAAGTAAACTCCTGAAATGTCTATAGTAGTTAAATCATTGGTGGGTACATTTGAAGTAATACCACCACCAGTTAAGTAACGTACGGTTAATGTTGTGTTTGAAGGAGCTAAACCATACTCTTGAGTATAAAATATAGACGTTTGATTATAGTTATTTAATAAGTCTGATATACCTGGTACTAATCCTAATTGAATATTATCTGGTGTAGGTATAATATTATTGTCAGATTTATTTGAAACCCCTGCTCCAAATTCTAATTGTAAACTATTATCAGATAATAATCTTGAAACAAATCTACGTGGAGCACGTTTTAATTTTAATAAATAAGGAACTTGATCAGAATTATATGTTGGGTTAGATAACTTATCGTAAATTGTGGATTGGGCTAAATAAGGAACTTCATACCATAAATTACCATCACTATCTGTTACATCTAAAATTTGTAAAATATTAGAATCAGTAATATTAACTGTAGAAAATTTAGTTGGGTTACTAAAACTAAAAGTAGTTGATTTTATTTCAGCTGATATAGCTGATACTGATTTTTTTACTAGAAAATTACTTGTATCATAAAATGTAATAGTAGCACTACCTGTATCACTAAAATCTATTTGTTCAGTAGTTAAAAATTTAGTTCCTGTTGATACGGATGTTAATGGTGTGTTTGCTGGTATTATTAAGCCATAGTTAGTATTAGGAATAACAGCATTATTTATAACTGTAGAAGGCATTAATTGAAAAATATCAATTGTAGTTGACGAAGCATATGATGCTTTAGGACGATATCCTAAAACATAAGACATAGCATATAAATTTTCTTTTTCTTTAGCGTATAATAAATAGTTTTCTTGTACTTGATTATCAAGATAAAATGACATTACATCACCAACATATGAAGCCATTTCAATAAACATAGCTCCGGGATTAGCATCTGAAAAGTCATTATATGCTGTCGGAAAATATGTTTTAGCATAATTTATTAAATTAGATTTAAATGTGCTAAAATCTTTATTTAAATACGATATATTTTTATCTTGGGTCATTATTATTGGAATTGTACAGTTACTTGATCGGGGGTATTTGAAATTTTTAAACGATAATTTATAGTTACATTTAAGGTATTATAATCAAAATCATTTTCAATGTCTATATTACCTAATTCTACTTCAGGAATAAAAATACTAATAGAATCTATTATTTTAATTCTTAATAGTTCTGTACTATCACTAGTCATATTTTCAAATAATGATTTTCTTAAATCCGCTCCGAATTCAGGATTCATTATTCTTTCACCCTTATCTGTTAGTAATAAATTAATTAAATTAGATTTAATTTGTTCTTTAGTACTATATGTTTTGTTAAATACGCCTTTAGCATTAAAGGGTAATGACACCCCAATTACAATATTCTTTTGTAAATCTAATGGATTTACTCGTATCGTTTGAGGTATGGGCATATTATCCTAAATTGCTTAATCCTGCTTTATCTTGAGCAGTCATGTTGTTTGCAGCATCTGCTATAAAAGCAGCAAATGGATTACCACCTGTGTTTTCTACTTGCAACCCACCTTGTTGTGGTACTTGATCATAACCCAACATAGTTCCCATTTTACTTGCTAATTGAGCGCGTAGAGCAGGGTTAGGTGCTACATCATTGCTTGTGAACGACATTGTACGATTTTCACGTAATGCTTTTTTCTCTTGTTTAGCCATGTGCTCTTCAAGAATGTATGGTAATTCTTCATGAATAGCATCAATTACGGCTTCTTTAATTAATTTTTTAAATGCTTTAATGTTCATAATTATAAATATTTTATCCTTGTAAATTTTGATTATCAATTTGTAATTTCAATTGACTTATCAGTTGTTGTGGGTCTAATGTGAATGAATAGTCACTTTTTAATTGTTCTAAACCTTTAGTATTAACAGCTACAGCATAGTGGCGTTTATTTCCTTTAACTACAAATTTAGGATCATCTTCTTTTTTAAGAACAAATGTAAATCCTTTATAACTTCCAATTATATTGCTACCATTAATAGGAAGAACTTTATTAACAAGACCATTTAATGTTGATAAAGAAGAATTATCAAGAGTATCTTGCAACGAAGTTGTACTTACTCCTGGGTTTTGGTTTGCTAATAGGTTTAATAGTGTTGTTGAATTGCGTAATCTATCAGCATATTCACTATCGGATTCATCTGATCTGCGATTAATATCAGATATTGGATTTTCGCTAGATAATGTAATTTGTGATATATAATCAAATAATGCATTATCATCTAATAAATCTAACGTTTTATCTTCAATTTTTTGATTAATTTCACGTAATTGTCTTTTTAAATCTTCTAATATAGCAATAGCAGATGTTAACATTGGTATTAATATAGAAACTGTTATACCTATACCGTCACGAATTTCTTTAGCTTGGGCCCATTTAATAGTTGCTGGTTTTGCTAATATACCCAGGGGAGATGGGACTGGTATTATATTTAAAATTGCAGTTAATATTCCAAATATTGTCAATATAATATTTAATGTGTTTAATACTACTAAAATAGCTTTAATTCTATTTTCTTGTCTATTTATAGTACTAATAGCTCCATTTCTAGCTACTCTAGCTTGGTTTAATTGATCTAAAGTTACAGCATTATCAATAATCTCATTTGTTTTATCTACTAATTCTTGAAGTTCAGCACTATTAGCTATAACTTTAATTAATTCTCCTGTTAATAAAGATGCTGTTATTTGTACTAAACCCTTAAATACATTTTTTAATAACTGTTGAACCTTTTCAGATTTATACAATTGTTTTAAAGATTCTCTATTTAATTTTCTTCCAGCTACTTTTCCTTTAAATTGAACATAATCTGTTTTTATTTTAATAAAAGGATCTAATAAAATTTTTTGTAATCTATCTTGTAATCCTTTTAAATTTTTATCAATTTTTATTTTTTCTTTTTCATAGCTAAAATTTTCTAAAGCAACAGCAGCTTGATATTCTTCATCTGATAAAGTAGGAGGAATTTCAATTACACGTCCAAAATCATATGTTGTTGTACCTATATTTTGTTTAGATAATTCAAGTAACTTTTTAATATGATTTTTTTCAAATTCAATTTTCTTTAAAATTGTTTTTTGAATTTCATCTTTTAATTTTTGAACAATTCCTAATGCTGCATTTATAACTTGTTTTTTAGCATTATCCAACAACTGTTCTCCAAAAGATTGGGGGTTTTGGATTTGTGATAGGGTATTTGTTATACCACTAGGAACTAAAGATGATATGTTTGATTTCGAATCAGCCATTATATTGTAAAGGTTGTATTAGATTTTAAAGTTTCAATTTTATCATAAAGTGGTTTTAACTGAGCCTGTAAAGCCTCAGCTGATCCTTGAACCTTAGCTAAGGGACTACCACTAGCGTTTGTAGCTGTTGCTGTAAGAGAAAGTGCAAATGCATCTAATGCTGATATTAATGATAATAAAAAATCCCCTGTTTTTGTTCCTAATAGTAAGGGTTCAGATGCTGGTGTGTCATCGAAATGGGTTCCTAAAATAATTTTGGGATTAGGACCTTTAGGAACAGCATCTCCTTTAACGTTGATATAAACTCTTCCACCGTTTAAGTTGATATAATTATTTGTACTAATTTCAACATTAGTGGAAGCAAATATCATTACTTCATCAAATTTAGAATTTAATACAACTCTTCCAGCAGTTAATATAGCTTGAGAATTTGAATAATCACCTACACTTTCAGGAAGAGTAATTGGATTTAAAGGATCTTTAACTTCTACTTTTAAGGGTATATTTTGATTAGATGTTAAATAAAGTGAAGAAGCATCTTCATTAATTTGTTCAATATAAAAATCTTTATTCTTATCATATTTGTGACCATTAGAAATAATAGTAATAGGATAACCTTCAAGCCCAATATCAGACCATTCATTTCTATTTGAAGCTACTCTTACAGTAGTTCCAAAACGAATAGAATTTCCTTTTCTACCTTGTACTATATGATCACCTTCATAGTTTAAAATATTTCTTATATTGGAATCTTCTAAAAAAGTTTTTCCTAATGGGGCTTTTGAATTTGCTGTCTGAGAGTTAACTTGATTGTCACTCCATAAGTTTATAGCATTAATATAATATTTTTCAGGTGCAAATTGTACTATCTGTGATGCCGGGGATGGTAATTCAATTATATAAATTAATTCTCCTAATAAAGGGTAATAACAAAATTGAGGAAATAAAGGTTTAGCTATATCACATCTATCTAAATAGTTATCATCATTGAGTTTAGGATCAATATTTTTTGACTTATTATAATCTAAATAAAATACAGTTCCAGGTGAATTATAACCTCCAACTTTTTCAAATTGTTTAGATGTTGGAGTATTATTAGTAGTAACAACACCCATTACCTTACCTACTTGAAGAGAGGGGGTTTGGGGAGATGAAGAAGCAGCAGATGATTTACTAGTACCTGCTGTTTGATTACTTATACCTGTTCGTATGGATAAAGGCATTACTTAATATTTTCGTATTGAAGTTGTTGAGTTTTAGGAGTCTGTTCTAATAATTTTTTACCCTCGTCCTGAATGTCTTTCTGTTCGGCTAATAAAGCTTCAATTTCACTCATATCAATTAACGAATCAGCCGATGAATTATTAGAAGATGATGCACGTTGTGCAATAGCTGCCATTTTAATTAATTGTTCGTTATTTTTTACATTAACATCAATTAAATCTTTGACGGTAGGCATTAACATTGTTGCGGAACCCGCGTTAGCTGTTGCCATTGGTTTAATAGTATCTATAAAATCACCAATCTGTTTGTCAATATCTTTATTATTCTTGTGTATTTTCTTAAATAGGTCCGATAAAGACATACCATCGAATACTGTTACATCATCAAAATTAGCCATAAAATGCGTTTACGTATAAATATAAGTAATTAAATCTTTATATATCCGTGCTCATAATACTCATTATATA